TCTTCATCTGCTTCAGGTTCTAAGTCAAGCTCTGGTTGTACTTCAACCGGCTCAGCGTCTGGATCATATTCTTGACCAAACAACTCATTACTAACTGCATCCTTGACACCTTGAACTTTGTCTGCTAGTTTATCTATCAGAACATCATTTAAGACGTCACCTGCTTTGTTAGGTTTATCGTCTAATGCCAAGTCAACTATATCTCTTACATTACCACTCATTATATTCTCCTGCTATATTTATATATCTTACACTTGCTCAGGCGGTGCTTCTGGGTATCCATTACCCTGTGGATCCGCTGGTTCTTCGCCATTTTGGTCCATATCTGCCTGTTGTGCATCTATTTGTTCTTGTTCGTTCTCAGAATCTATCATCATCTCTGCATGCATATCTTCAATCTCTTGATCTGTTTGTCTGAGGATATTCTTCTTAACCCATACTTGTGAGAAGTATTTTCCTAGGTATGGATCAACGTCATTAATAGCTGATATCTGTTCTCTAAAAATTTCTAAATCTTTTAACTCTGAGAAGTGAGAGTCTGTTATGTAATCAAATCTAATCTCTCTTCTAAGAGCTGGCCAGTCATCAGGAGTAATAATTCCTTTAAGAATAAGTTGTCTCTCTAAACACTTTTCAAATAACTGACTAAACTTTAATCTTAATCTTGCAATGAACTTCTGAAACTTAATTTCATCCCTACTAATTTCTGAAGCTCTACCTATTGCAAAACCTGTTTCTGCTTCTAATCTCGACACTGGCACATTTAGTGCTCTGTATAATTTCTTTTGAAAATATAAAACGTCATCCATCTCTCCAAGATTCTGACCAGCTGGTAATGTAGTAATTTCTGTACCTTTACCACCTTCTCTTCTTGGGAGCCAATAATCTTCTAGCATTGTCATAAACTTACGATCGTCTCTCAGTTCTCCTGTTGTCGCATCGTAAACTAATCTATTCTTATGCTTAGCCATCATATCTCTAAGATATTGTTCTGCTTTTAATTTAGGAAGATTACCAACATCGATATAGAATATTCTTCTTTCTGGTGCTCTAGATATTCTATAGATAACTGTTGCATCTTCTAATACTCTTAATTGGTTTAATGGTTTTATTGCTTTGTGTAAATGAGATAATACCATTTTATTATCTTCACTCATTAACCCTGAAGTGCAATGTAGTATACTATCCTTAGCAATTTTTATGCCTTGAGTAGTACCTTGAGCGGGATTGACTGTTCCTGGTCCGCCTTTAAAACCTTTATCATTGTACATGTAATATTCTTGTTTGGTCTGTGCTAGCTGTATAGTGTTAGGTCCAGTACCGCTACGTTTCTTTTTGACCTCTCTAACTTTTCTAATTTTTCTAGGATCTATATACCTTAATTCTTGAATACCATTTTGTACATTTTTCTCGTCTATGATGATATGATAGTACATTCTACCATCAATGTACCAGTGTCTAAATATTTCGTATGCTTGACGTTCGAAGTCCAGTAAATCTTTTACATTTAAAAACTCTTCGTTTATTTTTGTTTTGATTGAATCTGATACTTGAACCGCATCTAAGTTGATTTCTGCTGTATGGCTATCTGGATCATAAACAATAGATTCGTTTACGATATCATCGATAGCATTTTCACATTCTGGCTGCATGGCCATGTTTCTATAACGAGTTACTAACTCGCCTTCTGTTTTACTTGACTGTTCGAGATCTACATACTGTCCGTATACACCACCTTCCGCAACAACGACAGCACCGTCATCTTGTGTAGGCGGCACAAAAGACCCCAGATCTTGGTCTGTTGTCTTTCTTTTGATTTCGAATCCGAATAATTCTGCCATTGATTACCTCATAATATATTTATTAGAGCAATAGAATACCCTAATAAAGATATAAAGGCAACGGTTAGTTGCCTTTTATCCCTAGTTTCCGCCAGCGTTGCCTGTAGAACCACCAGTAACTTCCCACCAGTCGTACTGGAATGTTACGTTAAATTCTTGGATTACATCTGTCGCATTCCAATCAACGTCCATTTCAGTTATGTTTGTCGGGAAAATTCCATTGAAGGAATATTCTCTGATTGGTACTCCAGTCTTAGAATACTGTATAACCTGTGCTGTTGATTTATATGATAAGTCACTAGCTGAACCAAAACCTCTTACGTTGCCTAGGTGTGAGTTGATTGTGTTCATCCACTCTTCCATAGCATTTCTAATTAAGAAATCTTCGTCGTTAATAACTGTTACGTTCCATTCAGCAAATGTTCTATCGCCTGCAATCTTTACCTTTCTACCAAAGTATGGTACTTCAATAAAACCTAAAGTTGATGCTGGGACCTGAGAAGCTCTCACTAAGAAAGGTGTCTTCAAGTCTGCTGCAGCGTTTGCAGGGTTCGATATGTTGACTTGGAACAGGGTAGGTCTAGCACCACCAAGGGATAACTGGGACCTAATTTCGTTAATGTTAAAAGCCATTGTTTTCTCCTATTCCTATTTATTAAAACTGTCCAACTACTTCTGAGAATTCAACACCACTTCTTACTGCTACAAAGTTTAGCTGAATGAAGTTAATTGATCTTGAAGGTTTGACATATATGTCACCTATGAATTCATTTCTATCGATGACTTCTCCTGTGTTGTTTGTATCATCACATACAACTCTAAAGTCAACAATACCTCTTCTTCCTTGTATATCTCTTAAGAAAGGTTCAACAAGATTCTTAAACTGTGATCTTGTGAATGCATCATTGAACTCAAACAATGAGAACTTAGATGCTGTTGAAATTGCTTTCTCTAATACAATGAATAATCTTCTTACATTGATTCTATCGAATGCAGATGGTTTACCTAGTAATGTTTTATCACCAAACAAGATTGTACCTTGTCCTGGGAATGTTACAACTGGGTTAATATCTGATTGATATAATCCGTCTCTTTCTGCTTTCTTAGGATTGAATGCTAGTTTAACAAGGTTTTTAATTCCACCTCTGTTGTATCCAGCTGGTGAGAACCAAGCGTCTCTTAGCTCATCACTTCTTACTGCTAGACCAGCAATGTCTCCATTTAATGGAATGTATCTATAAACATCATCATACTTATCGTATTGATACTTATAGCCACTATCTAAAAATGCGTAACTTGAATTTGTAATATCGTTTCTAAAAGTTTTGATGTCGTCAAGTTCTGATCCAATGTTATCTACTAC